GTAGCTTGCTGCGTAGGCGTGGCTGTAGCGGCTGTAGAAGCTGTCTGGTCAGCCATTGTGTTGGCTGCAGTCATATCTACTGCCCCAGAAAAAGTCTCGCCTTCCTGAAGCGTTCTAGTGGGAGCGGTGATTTGTTGTGCTTGATCTATCTGTTGGGCTTGCTGTCCTACAAGTGCAGTTGTAGCTGGGGTTTGTGTAGCCGCAGTCAACAGTGAATTATCACCTACTGTGCCTTGCGCTGCAGTGTTTTGAGAAAGAGTTGAAGCAAGATTGTCTGCACTCTGGGCTACGTTATCTACCGTATTGGCAGTCATCGTTGTTGGGGCTGCTGCTGTCGTAGCCGTACCCTGCGTAACTGTGGCAGCAGGGGTGGTCGTTGCAGCCTGTCCGGCTGTCGGACCTATGTATTGGCTCTCATCTGTTCCATCGATAGCAGTTGCTTGCAGTCTTGCATCTTCAGTGATGAAGTCACCTGCTGATGTAAGTCTTCCTGCTGAGATGTTTTGAATGCCTGCCATGTCCGGGTCGCTGAAACCCTGACCATACTGCTGCGCTAGAGGATCTGTATCTGTTTTCTTCCTAGTAACATTTCCGCCAACAGCCATCTTTTTTACGGCTGCGTTCTGCACTTTCATAAACTGTCTTGCTTTTGCGGGGTTCTCTGACAAGAAGCTAGCCAATTGAGATAGAGGCGCAGACGAACTGAAGCCTAATCTGTTGGCGATTTTGCGAAGGTCGCCATCATCAAAGCCGCTAAATTCTGTTCGAGCCATAATCTACTCCTTGCTCAGTGCGCGGTCGAGCTTGTCCTCGACTCTATGTAGAGCTTCAACTAAACGAGACATATCATCCCGCAAATCATTACGAGTCGCGTAGTCTTCCCTTGTGCGTGAAAGAAGAACTTCTACTCGCTTAAGTTCTTTTGCTTGGCTTGAAAGAAAGTATGCCAAGCCGCCAATAACTAGACCAACAAGAGTGTCTATGATCAGTGCCATTTCCATTAAGCAGTCCCGCCTTGGACAGTTCCGTTTTGGGTCAAGGTTACATTGCTTAAACCACGGATGTATTTTCCTGCTGCTGCACCACTAGACCCACCGCTGCCGCCAGAACCGCCTGAACCATTGGTATGGTTGCCGTTGCCGCCGGTGTTTCCTGTTGAACCAGTATTTCCTGATGAACCAGACGCACCATAGCCACCTCCAGCACCACCACTTCCGCCAGTTCCACCCGTGCCACCAGAACCAGCATTTGTGCCACCTCCAGAGCCACCAGAACCGCCACTACCAGAAGAGCCTGACGTAGCAGATTGGCCATAACCTTGACCTACACCACCAGCACCACCTGAACCGCCAGAGCCACCAGCACCACCGTTATGGTAGGTGTAGCTGGTTACAGAAGCTTGACGACGACGCGACGGATAAACATGGACGGTAATACCGCCGATGTAGTGATAACTAGCACCGCTCTGTCTTTCGTAGTTGTACCCACCGTGGTTCATTGAAGTGCCTGAAGCGGTAGATAAGACTGAGTTGTTGCCCCAGTACCAACTCCAACCATATCCTGATGCCCAATGAACACCGTATTGCGGATTGTAGAGAGAAGACTGATATCCCGACCATGAGCCGGGTGCTGTGCTAGATGTCTGGCCTTGGCCACCCGTGCCGCCAGAGCCACCCGATCCTCCAGAGCCACCGCCTCCGCCACCAGCACGGATTGTACCATTGTTTATGAGAGTACAGGCAACATCAGCTTGGAAAGCATCGCCGCCTGCGCTACCAGCAGCACCGCCAGCGCCACTCAATGTGCCGTTGTTGGTAATCGTCAATCCACCAGCCAAACCGCTGTCTATCTGTAGTGCTTCTTGTGAAGTACTGGTTGCACCCAGTTCTACGCCACTGTTTACTACGATCTCTTTTGGGTAGTTAACACCGTAGTCTGATCCAAATACGGCTGACGCATCCTGGTTGGTTGCGCCACTGCTATAGGTTTTACGAAAGCCTTTTGTAGTATCACGAAAGTCAACAAAGCGAATAGCACCAGAGGTAGGAACAGAGGCAGCAAGATTAGTAGAACCATTGTTGCCTGCTTTTGCGAGGACATGGCTACCACCCCTGTACATTTCAGACATCTTAATCGTTCCAGAGCGTCCCCACTCTGTACGAATTTCTGACATCCTTACTGTTCCACTGCCTATAGGCATTTAGATTGCTCCGAATGCTGTTACGTCGTCCACAGTCACGATCTCGCCATCATCCGCGAACTTGATCTTGGCTGTGCCGTTGTACTTAAAAAGAAGATTGTTTCCGGAAAGTTCGATGGTCCACTTGCTAGAGCCGAACTGAATCGCCTGACCGTTTGTGTCAAGTGTTCCACCAAGCTGTGGTGATGTATCGGTGACTATATTTATGGCGGTAAGATCGACAGTAGCAAAGCTGAGTTGACCGCTACCATCTGTCTTCATGAACTGGCCTGCAGAACCATCAGCTTGAGGATGGCTCAACCCATCAATAACAACAGAGCCAGAGCCATTTGGAGTGATAGCAATATTACCATTGGAAGCAGAAACAATGCTATTTCCATTGACATCTAAGTTCCCACCTAGCTGAGGGCTTGTATCCGTAAGTATGTTGATTGCAGTAAGGTCTACTGTCGCGAAGCTAAGTTGACCGCTACCGTCTGTCTTCATAAACTGACCGGCACTTCCGTCTGCTTGTGGATGTGACAGTCCATCAATTACGACAGAGCCTGTGCCGTTTGGCGTGATAGCAATGTTTCCATTAGATGCAGAAACAACGCTGTTGCCGTTTACATCAAGATCGCCACCAAGCTGTGGTGTGCTGTCGCTAGAGACAATCTCTGCAGGCAGACGTGCTGCAGCCAGCGTTCCGGACGCTACATTGGTTGCATTCAGTGTTGTAAGGTTTTCGCCTGATGCGGCTGGCAATGTAGCCGGAAATCTTCCGTCAGGCAGTGTGCCTGATGTAAGAGCCGATGCATTGTCTGAAGCAGGTACGTTGTCAAGCGCACCCGACTTAACGTCGCCGCTGCTATCCAACAGGTCTGACATATTGCGAGTGCGTGTCATGGCTTACTCCGGCTTGGGATTATCGGTCTTAATCTGAGCGACCTTTGCCGCCCAAGCATCAAGTCCGTTCTCTGTTATAAATTCGATCTGTGTCGCAACCGGGCCGTAGGCGTCTTCCCGATTCTGCAAATACTCAGGACGTGGATCGACATATTCTTCTGCTGGCTTTTCTGCAGCCGTTCTCGTTGCACCGGCAGATAAGAAAGATGGTGCTGTTCCACTAAGAAGATGCGGGGGCGTCATACGATGAACCATGTCATCGAGGTCCGCTTCCGTCATGTCTGCGGTCAAAGGGATGTATGTCCATGTATCATCTGGAAATACGACCTTAGCCAAGCCATTATTAATTTCTGGGATACTATATTCCATTATGCTGTGCCTCCCTGCACAGTACCGTTTTGCGTAAGAGTGACATTAGACAAACCACGGATGTACTTACCGGCTGCGCCACCGCCTGAACCACCAGAGCCACCAGAGCCACCTGAACCGTTAGTGTGGTTGCCGTTGCCGCCTGTAGCTCCAGTGTTTCCGGTTGCCCCGGCTGAACCAGCTGCACCAAACAGTCCACCATCACCACCCAAGCCGCCAGTGCCGCCAGTGCCGCCGCTGCCAGCGTTAGTTCCACCGCCAGAACCACCAGAACCAGATGACCCTCCGTGGCCACCGCCACGGACTTGGTTGTACCCTTCACCTGCCCCGCCTGCGCCACCGCTGCCGCCCGAACCCCCACTACCGCCATTGAAGTAGTTTGTTCCGCTAAGGTATGTTTCTCTGGTTATCTGATACCACTTAAAGTTTCCGTATGCCCCGCCTCCGGCCTGCGCATAAGTACCGCCGCGAGTGTAACGGTGATTTCCTACGGTCTGCTGTGAGCCTGCGATCGACGGAAGGTTTGGTGAATTGGAATTCCAATACCAGCTATAACTGCTAGGTGCGCCGGGGTGACCATTTCCGTTGTAGAAGACCAGTTTACTCGAACCGCCTGATTGCTGGCCATACGGGCCTTCAGAGTTGCCCCAGTAAGCATAAGACTGACTTCCTTGGCCGCCTGTGCCACCAGTGCCACCACTGCCACCAGCGCCGCCACCGCCACCTCCGGCTCTGATCGTTCCATTGTTGATTAGGGTGCAAGCGACATCAGCTTCAAAAGCATCACCGCCTGTTCCGCCACCAGCCGAACCGCCAGCACCGGAAAGTGTTCCGTTGTTGGTGATTGTAAGCCCACCAGATAGACCGCTGTCGATCTGAAGTGCCTCTTGCCCTGTGCTTGTTGCACCTAGTTCAACGCCAGAGTTGATGACAATTTCTTTGGGGTAATTGACGCCGTAGTCCGAGCCAAAAAGGTTGGACGCATCTTGGTTGGTCGCACCGCTAGTGTAGGTGTAGCGAAAGGCTTTGGCGGTCGAGTAGAAGTCGTTGAAGTCGATTGTGCCGCTTGTCGGTACTGACGCTGCAAGGTTGGTGGCGCTGTTGTTGCCAGCCTTGGCTCGTATATGACTGCCGCCTCGATACAGATCGCCGAGGGATATGGCAGATGAGCCGCCTACGAATTCAGTTCGAAAGTCTTCAAGGCTTACTGCGCCTGATGCTGCGATTGCCATTATGGTGACCCGTAAGCTGTGACGTTGTTCGCTGATACGACCGCACCCGTAGATGCCAGTTTGAAGACTGTTGTGCCGTTGTATTTGAACAGCAGGTCATTATCGCCAGTATCCAGCACAATCTCCCATTTGCTTGTGCCAAATTTCATAGATTGGTTGCCCATCAAGATGTTGTTTCCATTCACATCAAGGACACCACCAAGCTGTGGTGAAGTATCGCCAACAAGGTCAGTGCTGCCTGTGTAGGCAATAGTTCCATTCCCTGCGGTAGAGATGTCCGTTCCAGCCGTGAGTGCTGCAACTACATTTGAAGTGTCAGTGACATCTGCTGATGCTTCTATGCCATTCAGCTTGGTCTGCAGCGCATCTGTAAACGCATTGGTGTCGGCGTTGTTCTCGTAAGCCGTTTTAATTTCAGCATCAGTCTGGTCGGCAGTCGCCGAAGCCTCGATGCCGTTCAGCTTGGTGTAGGCGGCGTGGGTGAACACCTTGCTGTCTGTTGCACTCCCGACCAGCGTCCTTATGTCCGCTGCGGTCTGGTCGGCGCTGGCGGATGCCTCAACGCCGCCGATCTTTGTCTTATCTACCG